AACACGAAGGAGTACGACGACGCCGCCGCTCAGGTGCGGGCGAAGTTCGGCGCGGAGTACCTCGCCGGAAGCGGTGTCGGAGCCCCGGTCGCGGGTGCGATGGTTCCGGCCGCTGCGGCTGCGACCCTGCCGATGTCGATGGCTGTCGGGTCGACGGTTCCGGCGGGCTACGTGCCCCCGACGACTCCGCCGGCCGCATCTCCGGACCCGGCACCCGTACCTCCGCCTGCTCCGCCGGCCCCGGCCCCGGCCCCGGCTGCTGTGAACCCGAACGCTCCCCCGCCGATCCCGCCACCTCCGCCGGCCGCTCCGGCAGCTGCTGCGAACCCGAACGCACCGCCGCCCCCGCAGGCAGCTGCTGCGAACCCGAACGCGCCGCCGTCGTCGATGCCATTCTTCGGCAACACGCCGCCCCCGGTGCCGCCCGCTCAGTCGGCTCCGCCCGCACCCGCACCGGTTCCGGCGCCCGCTCCGTCCGCCCCTCCTGTGGTCGGAGCGCCGCCCCCGGTGTCGCCGCCCCCGGCTCCGCCTCCGGCGTCGAAGGCCCCGGCCGCAAAGAAGGCGTCTCGCAAAAAGCGCAGTACGCGCAAGAAGGCTGCGCCTCCTCCTGAGGCCACGGAGGAGGTGGTCGTGATCCCCGCGGAGCAGGTTGACGCGTGTCAGCAGAAGCTGCTCAGCGAGGTGTGGGCTGGCAACACGCCCCCGGTCATCGGTGGCAACGCGCCGAACGCCGGCAAGCCGGTGTGCTACCGCGTCTACGGATCGATGCAGAACGGCGAGAGCCTTCACCTGTGTGAGACGTGCTCGTACGCGACTCCGTGCGAGATGTCGCAGGAGAGCTGATGGCTATCCGCGACGTCGTGATGAGGACGGCGAAGTACCTCATCAAGCGTAAGATCGTGGGGGCGGGACTCCCCACGGTCGCCTCCGACTTCGGAGTCGGGGACGTGTGGGGTTGGCTTCCGTCCGGCATCACCATTCTCGACTACCTCACCGGTGGGGGCCTCCCCATCGGGAGGTGCTCGGAGGTCTACTCTCTCAAAGAGAGCGAGGGGAAGACGACCCTCCTTCTTCTTTACGTGGCGCAGATGCAGCGCCTTGGTGGCGTCGTCGTGTGGTTGGAGAGCGAATCCGCCATCGACAAGTACCGCGCGGAGCGGCTCGGCGTCGACCTCGACCGCATGATGATCTACGGGCCTCCGACGCTGGAGAAGGGCTTCGAGGTCATACGTGAGACGCTCGCCGCGATCGGCGACGATGCCGACCTCAAGGGCCTCCCGGTTCTCATCGTGTGGGACACCATCGGTTCCGCTCCTACGGAAGCAGAGAAGGAAGGCGACAGCTACGGCGACGGCATAAGCAAGGCCGCTCGCGTGATCCGGGAGGCGATGCGGGACTTGACGCTGGAGCTGCACAAGTGCCGGACGCACATTTGCTTCGTCAATCAGAGCTTCGTCGACATCAAGGCTGCAACTATGCCCGGTGCGAGCCGCAGGGCAACACCGAAGACGACGCCGGGTGGGGGTGGCATCAAGTTCCACGCGAGCGTACGGCTTGAGATGAAGCGCATCGGCTGGCTCAAGGACGAGCGCGAAGAGATTATCGGCATCGTTACGCGCGTCACGTCGAAGAAGAACAAGATCGCCCCGGCGATGCGCGAGATAGACCTCGTGCTTCATGGAGCGCTGGGCTACGACGAAGCCGCGACGTTGTTCGGCTTTCTGAAGGGCACGCCGGCCATCACCAGTTCCGGCAGCTGGTACGCGACAGCGTCGGCGACGGGGGAGGTAGGCGGCAACGGGAACCTCATCATCAACCCGGTGCGTGCTCAGGGGGAGGATAAACTCCTCAAGCTCGCTCGGGAGAACCCCGACATCGTGACGTATTGGCAGGCTATGGCGGCTCACCACTGGCCGCTCCCGCCCGACCGTGCGTACGACGACAGCGGCTTCGTCAGACCGCTTGAGAAGTACCGCAAGGAAGCCCCGAAGATAGAGGCAGAGCCCGAGCCTGAGCCCGTTCCGCCACCGGCGAAGCGGGCAGCGAGAAAGACCGCCGCTCTGGACAAGAGGCGTACGCGTAAGTCGGCTCGTAAGAAGGAGTAGCGTACCGCGTACAATTTCGAGAGTTTTCTTGTTGCTCACATCGCATGTATGTTGTAAGCTTCGTGTAGAGCAAAACTCAACATGGAGGGCGCAACATGCTCATGCTTCACTGTGGTGCGAAGGCTGTGACTCGTGAAGAGCTTCGGGAGATCCCGGTCATCAGGCCGGAGAAGGTCTCGGATCGGTGGAAGGGTACGCAGCATGGCGAGTGGGTCGACGCCCTCTCGCGGAGCCTCGAAGGCTTCGGCCTGAAGGTCGAGGAGGAGCGCTTCGGAGTCGCCGGCCCGAACGACGAAGACCTGTTCGGTGTGTTCATCATGAAGGCGCCGCAGTCGTTTCAGGACATACCCGGTGGGCTCGCGCCGGCCTTCGGCATCCGGCACTCGAACCGCTGCCTTCACGCTCACATCGTCGTGGTCGGCGGGCGCGTGTTCGTCTGCGACAACGGCGTCGTCGCTGGAGAGTACGTCATCAAGCGCAAGCACACGTCGGGCGTCAACATCAACGAGATGGCTCAGCTGGCGGTCAACACGTGGGCGATGCGGGCTAACAACCTCGCGATCGTCACGAACCAGCTGCGCGCGGTCGAGATCGACGAGCCGAAGCTCAACCGCTTCGTCGTCGGACTCGGCGAGGATACGTCCGCGGGCTGGTCGCGCGTCGGCAGCATCCTGAAGGAGTGGCGGGAGCCCCGTCACGAGGTGTGGACGGAAGAGCGCAACGGTTGGGGGCTGTACAACGCCGTCACCGAGATCGGCAAGTGCTACAAGCCGGGTCGGCAGCTTCAGCTGCTCGGCGAGGCGCGGGATCTGATTCTCAACCTCAACTGATCGTAAAGCTCTTGATACTGTGCCCTTCGCATCGTCTACTTAGGTGGGCGTTGCGAAGGGTATCGGTCTGCATGGGAAGGAATGAGGATGGGCGGCAAGGGCGTACGGAAGTCCTCGTTGGATGATTTCAAGGTCGGCGACCTCGTCTTTTGGACCAGTCAGGCCGGAGGCTACGCTGCTCGTAAGACGGGGACGGTGCTGTTGCTACTGCCGAAGGGCGCGCCGCTTGACCGCAGATGCGATCACAAGCGTATTCGCGTGGCAAACTACTTGTGCCGGTATGACAGCTCACGCTCAACTCGGGACCGGATGCTCGTGAGCGTTCCGCGCACGGGGAAGACCGGTAAAGAGCTGAAGCCGGCGCTGTACGCACCCATCGTGTCCGGAATCAGAAAGTGCAAGCGTAAGGTGTAAATTGAGCGAGTTCACGGACCTGGTCTTTGGTGACGATGGGTTGCTCGCTGCGCAGTTCGAGGGTTATGAGCCCCGGTCGATGCAGACCGACATGGCGAACGCCGTCGAGGCCGCTTTCGGTGCGAAGGAGCATCTGATCGTCGAAGCCCCGTGCGGCACGGGGAAGAGCTTCGCATACCTCGTGCCTGCGGTACAGAAGGCACTGGCAGCGAAGGTGCAGGTCATCGTCGCGACGGCGAACATCGCCCTACAGGAACAGCTCGCGTCGAAAGACCTCCCCTTCTTGCAGGGGCTTCTCGCCGACGACGCGTACTTCACCTTTGCGCTGCTCAAGGGGAAGGGCAACTACCTCTGCACACGCCGGCTCGGGAAGTTCTCTGCCAAGGTCGAGTCAAGGTCCGTCAATCTCCCCACGTGGAAGCGAAAGCAGCTCACCGACATTCAGGCATGGGCCAAGAAGACGGTGACGGGAGACAAAAGCGAGCTGGACTTCAATCCCGACGGCGATGTGTGGATGCACGTGTGCGGGGACACGGAGGAGTGTGCTGGCGATAGCTGTGATGGATTCACGTGCTACTTCCTGCGTGCCCGCGCGACGGCGAATGAAGCGAACATCGTCGTCACGAACTACCACCTTCTCTTCGCACATGTGGCTCTGTTGCACGCGACGGGTAGGCATTGCATCTTCCCGGACCTGCAGTACCTCATATGTGACGAGGCGCACGAAATTCCTAACATCGCGCGGTCCTTCCTCGGGTGGCAGGTCACGGACTACGCGCCGCGCCACATCGTCAACCTTCTGGAGGAAGAAGGTGATCGGCTCGCCGACAGCGATAGCAAGGACGACAGGGACCGGGGACAAGTCTTTTTTCGTGTAGCGCAGGAGGTCGACGCCGAACACCGGAAGCTCTTTCAGGTGTTTGACAAGCTACGTACGGACCCCGAACGCATCTACTACGACGGCATCCGCATGCGTCGTAAGGGTCTGTTCGATCCTGAGCCCCTCGCCAACGCGATTGAGGCGGCGAAGGTCTTCCTTCTCAAGCTCTCGCGTGCCGCAGGCGGCGAGAAGATGAAGGCGCTCTACAACAGCGTCATATCGATGGCGGGGAACCTCGTCATGCGCCTGTCGGACGCTTACCACCTCGTAGGTGATCCGAATGTCGTCTACTGGTTGGAGGAGAAGCACGGACGCGGGAAGGGTACGAGGTTGTGCGCGAAGCCGGTCGACGTCTCTGCGCATCTTCGGCAGTTTCTCTTCAGGAGCGTGTCCGCAGAGTCTCTACACAAAGGGTTTCCTGACACGCCGCAGAGCGTCGTCATCACGAGCGCAACGCTGAGCACTGGCGGTAACTTCGACTTCATCGAGCGGGAGATCGGGTACGAGGGTGGCAAGACGCTTGAGCTTGACTCGCCGTTTGACTTCTCGCGTCAAGCGTTGTTCGTCTGCCCGGAGATGGAGAACACTCCGAGAGACAAGGGCTTCTGCGATGAGGTCGCGTGGCACGTCAACGAGCTGATCGAGGCGGCAGACGGGCGCGTGCTTGGTCTCTTCACGAGCTATCGGAATCTCGACGCGATGCGCGAGACCGTGAAGGACAGCAACGGCCGGAAGGTGCTCTATCAGGGGGACGCGCCGCGGACGAAGATGGTCAGACAGTTCCGCGACGAGCTGACGACGAGCCTGCTCGGGACGATGTCGATGTGGACGGGAGTGGACGTGCAGGGGGAGAGCCTTACTGCTCTTGTCATCGACAAGCTTCCCTTCCCGAGCCCGTCGGAACCGGTTATGGACGCGTTGAAGGAGATCCGGCCTAACAGCTTCATGACGGACTTTATCCCGCGGGCGACGATGATCTTCAAGCAGGGCTTCGGACGGCTGATTCGCTCACAGCGGGATTATGGCGTCGTCGTCGTGCTCGACCGGCGTCTCTTTGACAAGCCTTACGGTGGTCTCATCATGCGGTCGCTTCCTCCGTGCCGCCGGACGCGCAACGTCGGCGAGGTTGGCCCGTTCTTGAAGTATCACAGGGAGAAGTGATGCCGCGTCTGCAGCTGGGGCTCGTGGACGGCAACTACATGCTGCACCGCGCGCTCCACACGACGGTGTACCAGGAGATGAAGACGAGCGCAGGCGTGCATACGGGCGGCGTGCTCGGCACCTTCATGATGCTGCGCAACAGCATCCAGAAGCACGGCTTTACGCGCGTCATCATGGTGTGGGATGGCGTCCACAGCGTTCGCCGGCAGAAGATCCTGCCGGGTTACAAGGTGCGTGACGGCGGGAAGACGACGAAGCAGCGGGTGCTGTACGAGTCGCATCGCAAGATGTTCATGGAGCAGGAGAAGTGGGTCTGGCAGCTGCTGCCTTTGATGGGCGTCTGGCAGGTACGTCTCGCGAACCGTGAGGGTGACGATGTCATCCGTGTCATGACGGAGACGATCACGGGGGCCGACGTGTACGTTGTCAGCGATGACAAGGATATGCTGCAGCTCGTCACGCCGAAGGTGTCAGTGTGCCGGCCCATGAAGGGCGACGTCGTCACCTACGACAACTTTCACGAGATGTTCGGTGTGGGACGCTGCATTCAGCTGCTCCGCCTGATCGCGACCGGGGACGCCGTGGATTGCATTCCCGGCGCAGCAGGAGAGCGCACGGTCAACAGGGTGATGGCGATTCTCGACGCGATCCTCCGCGCGGAGGGTGTCGACGTGATGACCTTGCCAACACACGACGGGGAATGGAGCGGGCTGTTCGGACGTGTCATCGAGGTGTGCGAGCTGCTCGCCAGCTTTGACGTGCGCAACCGTCGGCACTACGAACGCCTTGCGGATGCGTGTCGCGGTTCGGGTGTCATGCAACGCAATGTCAACCTGATCGACCTCCGCCGCGAGGAGTTTTCGGTGCGGGAGAAGGGCCTTTTGGCCGATTACACATCTGAGGAGTCAACGACGTCGGCTGTCGTCACGGCGCCAGCGTCCGACGTCATGAAGATGCTGCAGCACTTCCACATCATGGAAGCGGCGAAGGCCACGGAGCATTGGGGCTCCACTATCGAACCCTTGCGGTACCTGACATGAAGCTTCTTGCGTACGGCGACCTGCACATCAACTTCCAGCACGCCGACTACATGGAATACCTGCAGAAGACGGTCGACGCGCTCATCGGAGAGATACGCGACCGGCGTCCCGACGTCATCGTCAACCTTGGGGACACCTTCAACACGTTCGGGATCATCGGCGCTCGCGAGCTGGTCTTCGCGCACGAGCTGATGCGGCGTATCGAATCGGTCATGAAGCCGGACGCGAAGCACATCGTGCTGCTCGGGAACCATGACGTCGGCGGGCCTGACCTGTCTGCGATCTCCGTGTTCGAGACGACGCGGACGCGCGTGGTTCTGCGTCCGCAACGGGTGGTGATCGGGACGCTGCGCCTTGGGGTGCTACCCTACGAGAAGGACGCCGACGAGGTGCGCAAGGCGCTCCCGACTCTCGGCTCTCTCGACCTCGCCGTCGGGCACATTGAGTGGGTCGGCCCGCGGTTGACGCCGACATGTTCTTCAGAGGCTGGCATCACGGTCGAGGAGTGGGCGGAGGTCCATCCGGGTGTCACGATCCTGAACGGGCACTACCACACCCCGCAGTACCGCCCGCCGCTCTACTGCGTCGGGTCTCCGCTCTTCATGAACTTCTCTGACGCTCGGTCGAACATCGCGCGTGGTTTTGCCTTGTGGGAAGACGGGCAGCTCGCGCAGATCCCTAACGCACACACGTTCCAGCTCGCGCGGATCGAGACCGACAGCGAGAACGAGCTGCGCACGCGGCTGGAGAAGCTGCACCCGGAGACGAAGGTGCGGATAACGTGCCCGAGGCACCTCATACCCGTGGTCGAGGAGTACCGCGAGAAGCTCATGTGGTGCCGCGTGAGCCCGTCAGACACGGTCGTCGCGCGACGGCTTGAGGAGATGGACATCAAGCTAACGTCGAGCGCTCAGGAGGCGATTGACGAGGCTGTGAAGGATGTGCAGGGGTTCGACTTGAGCCGCTTGTGCAAGGTTGGGCAGGAGGTATTCGGGCTATGAAGGTATGCGGGTTACGGAAGAAGTTCAAACCGAAGGACGGTTACCACGACTACGACGGTATGTGTGCGCACGGTCGGCAGATTCAGACTTCCTCAAGCTCGCCGTCGGACGCTTCGCGTTTCGTTACGTTCTCCGTCAAGGTGTTCAAATGGCGGCAGCGTCGGCAGGGAAAAGGGCTGATCCCGGGCAAGTGTATCGTGCGCCTTCGCGGGGCGCAGCGTGACAAGACGCTCGTGTTCAAGGAAGCCGAGCTGGTCTGTCGCCTTCTCGACATCGGTGAGTACAACGACAAGCGCAAGGTTATTACGGTCTCAAGATGACTCTTCTCTCCGGCATCTGTCTGATCGCGTCGCTGCTCATCTTCGGGGCGGTGTTGTGGCCGGTCACGTTCCCGCGTCGCTACTTCCGGTTCCCGTCCGTATTTCAGCTTCGGCTTTCGCTCCCGATGCTGTCGGCTAAGGAGCTATGCGAGGTGCAGCCGATGACGATTACGCTGGATGAGCCTTGTGCCGAAGTCTACTTCATAGACTTGGAGTACAAGGAAGAGGAGCTGCCGCGGGTGCCGCTGTACGAGCCGCCCGAGGGCTTCAGGGTGGAGGGGTAGGCGTGGTCGATATCAACGCGCTCGGGACGCAGGGCACACCTACGAAGCACCGCGATATGGACCGTTACGACGTGGAGCGCCTTGAGTTCATTCAGGAGCTTGACGGAGCGAACCTCGACGTGACGGACTGGGAGGCGGACTTTATCGACTCCAACCTCGACAGATGCATCCCGTTCACGCCTGCGCAGCGCGAGGCGGTCGTCAACATGCGGGACAAGTACGAGGGTCTGCTATGAGCCTGAAGCTGATAGGCATCGGCCACAGCAGCCGCGTCGGGAAGGACAGCGTTGCTCGCGAGCTTGCGTTGTGTGCGCAGCAGGACGGGATCAAGACGCAGGTCATCTCGCTCGCGTGGCTCCTGAAGGAGACGGCTCACACGGTCTTCCAGCATTACGGGCTGCAGCGCGGGGAGGTGTACGAACGCGGCGGGCTGTTTGAGGAGGTGCGCGCGAAGGCGCTACCGATCATCGGTCTCTCGCCGGTCGACCTCTGGATAGCGCTCGGGAACAAGGTCCGCGAAATCTACCCGTTGACGTGGGTGGACGGCGTCTACGCCATCGCGGCGCAGTACGAGGCTGAGCTGCTCATCATTCCGGATGTGCGGTTCCCGAACGAGGCGGGCTCTGTGCGTGCGGGTGGTGGTGTGCTCCTCCGCGTGAGGCGTCCGAACCAGATAGCACACAAGTCGGACAAGCACCTCGTGAGCTACGCTTGGGACTACGACATCGAGAACGTCGGCACGCTACCGGAGCTTGAAGCCAAAGCGCGCCACCTTTGGGAGATGGAGCTGCGCGGTCGCTGGCTCTGGAGCAAGGAAATCGTCGAATGAACTTCACGCGCGTGAACATCCGCAACTTCCTCAGCCTCGGGGAGGTCAACATCGACTTTGCGCCGGGGTTGCACCTCGTCACTGGCCGGAACCTCGACATGAATGGCGACGCGAACGGGGTGGGCAAGTCGGCCATCTTCGACGCTATCATGTGGGCGATGTTCGGCACGACGCGTGGGCTCGCGGACGACGTTATCAACAGGGCCGCCGGTTCGGACTGCAGCGTGAGCATCGAGATCGAGAACGGCTCAGGCCCGGTCGTCATCACGCGCTACCGGGGGCACGGGCAGAAGGGGAACTGCGTCGAGGTCGAGACGGATGGCACGAACGTGACTCCGCACACGACGAAGGAGACGCAACAGCTGATAGACCGGCTCTTGCCGGTGGGTGAGTCGGCGTTGCGGCATGCTGTGATGGTAGGGCAGGGCATGCCGCATCGCTTCCTCGCTCTTCCCGAGCGAGAGAAGCAGGAGATGCTATGCCGCGTCTCCGGGGTCGATCTTTACGACCTCGCGCAGGAGCGGGCACGGCAGCGCTATCGTGACGGCGAGAGCGAAGTCATCGACAAGCGCACGACAGTCGGGACGCTGCGGTCACATCTCGGTGCGCTTGAAGGTCAGCGCCATCAAGTAGCCGACGCGATCGAACAGCTTAGAATGGAAGGCAGTATTGCTGCGGTTGAGAGCAGCATCGGCAACGTCGACATCGAGATCAAGCGCATAGAGGCGCGACTGAAGAACGCGAGCGCGGACATTGAGAAGCAGCAGAAGAGCACGGCGCGCACGCGTGAGGCGGCGCGCGCGAGATACGATAAGACGCTTGCGGATGCTGATGCTGCGCTCGCTGTAGCGTCTGACGACATCGACGCGTTGACAGGGATGGGGAGGACCGCGCGGGAGCGCTTTGACAAGGCGCGCAACAAGCTGCAGAGCATGGACGTGACCATCGCGCAGTTCAGTGCAGAGACGCAGGCGTTGTGGACGCAGTTCGAGACGACGCAGAGAAAGCTCGACGTGCAGGTCGACAGCCTGCGTCACCTATCGGGTATGTGCCCGACGTGTCTGCAGCCCATTACGGGGGATCATGTAGAGAGGTGCGTCTCCGACATCGCGACACAGAAGCAGGACGCTTCGCTGGAGCACATCACAGAGTCGAAGCGCTGTGACCGGCGCCAGCAGGGCTTTGAAAGCGCACGTCGCGACGTTGTCGAAATCGTCGAAGAGCTGCAGCTCGGCTGTGCGGATGCGGATCACAAGCTTGAAGCGAACCGGACCATCGTGCGCGACCTGCAACGCAAGCGCGAGATTGCCTTTGACCTCGTGCGAGCATCTGTCAACCAGCGTGAGAAGGACAACGCTCAGTTCGACGCGCAGCTGCGCGCGATCACGACGCAGTCGGAAGGGCAGCTCACGCAGCTACAGCTCAAGAAGGACCAGCTTCGCGAGTCGGTTCGCGCCCATGAGGAGAAGCGCACATCGTTGAAGGCAACGATGGAGGCGAACGACGCGCTTATAGCTGAGCTGAGGGATGGTACCGTTCCCGCGGCTGAGAAGGCGCTCACTGACGCGGAGGATGGGCTGCGGTACTATGAGTTCTGGCGCTCGTCGGTTCCGCAGCTGCGCGCGTCTGCTGTGTCGGGGCTCATCACCTACACGAATGCGCGCATCTCCGAGTACATGGAGGAGTTGTCAGGCGGCGCCATCGGTGTCGAGCTGTATCAGGAGAAACGCGGGAAGGGCTCGCGCCTCCGTGCTGCTCTGCGCACAGACGGCGGGTCGTACGAGATGTCGAGCGGTGGTGAGCAACGGCGCATCGACCTCGCGGTGTACCTCGCGCTCGCTGACCTCCTGCAGTCTCTCAGTGGTCTCTCGTGCAACCTGCTCGTGTGCGACGAGATCACGGACGGTCTGAGCCCGGCAGGTAGTCGGCAGTTTCTGGACATGCTGCGGAAGCGCGCGGACAGCGGTATGTGCGTCTACGTGACGACGCACGACCTCTCCGTGAGGAACGCGGTGGGGTTCGACTCGGTGCTGTTTGTCGAGAAGAGCGATGGCGTGGCGGGGCTACGCGATGTTCCGAGCTGGTGAGAAGCTGCGGTTTCGGATGATCGAGTCGTGCCGGACAGAGCGCCGGTCTGTGAAGTATCGACGAACGACAGATGAAGGACTCGTTGAGGTAGAGGACCAGGACGGACGCACTCTCATCGTCCACGAACGCTACCTCTACCGTTCAGACGGGAGAACACCGGTCAGTGGCGCAGAAACAGAAGAAGGCGTCGAGGGGAAAGAAGGACAAGGCCGCTGAGCTGTTCTGTGAGAAGTGGCTCTACTTCCTCGGTTTGGAGCACGTGCATCGCTACCGGCGGGCGGCTGCAGGGCTGACCTTTTCCTTCGCGCACGATCTGTTCGGCGCCATCGACTTCCAGAGCCTCATACCGGCGTCCTTCGCGCCGTTCGCGCGACCTCGGGCGATGTTTCGGCACTGCACCATGAACGGTAGCGCGACGGGGGTATGGCTCATCCAGATGACGACGCAGGGGGGTCGCACGGAGCGCCGCCGAAAGATCGAGAAGATCCCGTGGCCGCTTCACTGCCGTATCGACCTCATGACGCACGAGGTCGTTCCTGATCCCGCGCATCGCGGCCGGCGGTTGAGCTATTGGCGTGTTGAGGAGTTCTCGCTCATGCCGGTTGACCTGTCGGACTTTCCGAGCGGGCGCACATGGCTTGACGCCTTCGCGTTGCCGATCAATGCAGTTGCGGTCGAGGCGCATGCGAAGGGGCGTAACGCGCAGAAGAAGGCAGCGAAGGCGAGGAAGGCGAAGACGAAGGCGAAGGCGAAGGCGAGGAAATGATGGACGCTACCGACCTGACAATCCCGAAGGCCGTCTACCGTTTGGGCTCGATGCCAGACGTAGCGCGTGCTGCGCTTGCTGTGGCTGTGCAGGAGCACGCGATTTCGGCAGACGCTGGGATCATCTTTTACGACGGGCTCAAGGCGCTTGACGACGACAGCAGCGTCGTCGTGGCTGCGCTCTGTGTGGCGATGTACTCGAAGGGGTTGTTTCGCGAGGGTTTCGCTCAGGCGGCGTTGCTCTCAATGCGGCGCACGGAGGCGGTTGTAACACCATCGTCTGCTCCTGTGCCTCCTAAGAAGAAGCGTAAGAGCGCCCGAGGTCTCCTGCCGTTCCGGCGTCTCCCGAAGGCAACGGAGGACCGCGCGACCTTCGTGATGCAGTGGGCGCGCGAGAGCGGATTGTCGGGAGGGAAGTACCCGCTCGACATGCTCGAATGGAAGACGGGCACCATCAACTGGGATGCGTCGGAGGTCTACACGTACGTCAAGGGCACGATGGAGTGGTTCATCTACGCCGCTCTCATCGTCGGGCCGCGCACGTATGACGAGCTTCTCGACCTTGAGTTCAGGAACGCGAGCCTTCGCGCCATTCAGGACGACGTCGACTACGCGCTCAAGCGCATCATGGTAGAGCCTTCCTGGCTTCCTCCCGGGGCCGGCGAGTACGGAGACAATCCCGACACGGGGAAGATGTGGATCACTCGTGACGACCAGCACGCCCTCTACGAGTCCCTTCCTTGGCGACGTAGCGCTTGACTCGGTCGAGGTCGACGATCGGGGTATCTCGTATTGCAACCACGTGTCGTACCACCTCTACCGGTTCTACGTCGCCGGGCTCGCAGGACCGAACACCTACCTCGGTTACGCCCGTCGCGGTGTGGTGAAGTGGCTGCAGCTGACCTTTCCGAACCTGACGCATGAGCAACGTGAAGACGCGGTGCAGCGTGCTCTCGTGAGCGTCTGGGATGCTGCCTCTCGTGGTCGCCTCCCCGACGGTCATCCTTCCCGGTACGCCCGTTACGTCATCCGCATATGCCAGACTTCGGTTTACGCGACGCTCAGGGACAAGTACCTCAAGCCGGCGACGAGCTTTCTCGGGGAGAAGGGATGGCGCGGGACGACGGCGACCCGCCTTGCGAGCGCGGAAACGATCGCGTTCATTCACGAGCTACCGGGGCACCTCATGAAGCTCGTCGTCGAAGGGGACCGTTTTCAGGATCGGCCTGAGGCAATCTGTTACGTGGTGCGTTGTCTGTGGGATGACGACGAGCCAGACCCGCAGACGATCCACAGCTTGGGGGTGCCTTTCGACGGGTTCTTCGTCGAGCACGTGACGTTGCGCCTACGCACCATGCTCTACAAGCTTCGGGGGACGATTGAGGTGTTTGGGAAGGGTGACGACCTCAAGATGCTACTCGCGTTCGAGGCGCCTGAGGAATGAAGAGCATCGGCCTTTACCATAAGCGGTACCTCGACATAGTGACGGTGTTGCTCGTCGATCGGGCTGACGATACGCACCTACCCGAGCTGTACGACGTGTTCGGCCGAGAGGCGCTGTCGAAGTTCCTTGAGCTGTTCGCCGGCATGACGATCAAGGTTCCGACTCGGGAGGAGATCGAGGATTCGGTGCGGAACGTGAGCATCTACCTGCAGCTCTATCGCACCACGAAGGGATCAAAAGCTCGTGTGATTTATGACATCGCGCGGCACTATGGAATGGTGACAGACGACGTCAGGCGGATATACTATCGTATGGAGAAACGACTTAGGGGAGTTGACTTGGAATGTCTGCTGCAGAGCCGCCCGTGAGACAACCGCACCCCGTGTCGCAGTCGCTTCGCACACTGGAAGACCTGACTGCCGCGCTGGTGGATGGTCGGCCGCTTCCTCGTAGGGTCCGCCGCGACGTACAGGATCGTGCGAACCAGCGGGAGCGCACGCAGTTGTTCATGGGGGTGCTTGGGAACCACAAGATGAACAGGCTCATGCGCTTGTACAAGGCGCTTGACCTGGGCCTTGAGTACATGACGGACCCGGATCATCTTGCGTCGCTGCGGGAAAACCCGCAGGAGCTGCGGCGCCACGTCGAGACGCTCCACAACTTCGAGCGCGACGATGTCGACTTCCTCGAACGGCTCATGTCGCCGGCAGCGATCACGAAGCACGGCTTCAGCGGGAACCTGCAGCAGACCTTCAACACCATCTTCCATTCGCCCGCCGAGGGCGAAGCGCTTCCCGGGGAGGACATCTCCGTCACGGCGCGGCGCACCATACAGGCGACGATGCAGGCGATACTTGGGCTCGCGGAACGTGGTAAGCTGCCCGAGCCGGCGCACACGGACGAGCAGGAGGTCCGTGCAGAGGTTCTACGGAGGCTGATGGAGGATGACGATCGAGAGGTCGACGCCGAAGCTGCGTGAGGATCTGAGCCGACTTCTTGACCGCATCGTCGAAGCCGCGGACAACCAGGACAAGCGCACCGTCCGTTCGTGGTTCGAGAACGTCAAGCACCTCAGCTCCGAAGAGCAGGGCGTTCTCGTAGACGTCCTGATCGAGCTTCGGGATAAAGGCAACTCCGCTACGCTTGACGCTCTATGGGAGCTGGACTACCGCGTCCGGCCCGTGGATATCAAGCAGTTCCTCGAAGACGACTACTACTTTGGGCACGTCGGCAGAACGCTCTACCCCGCGTGGAAGACGGACATCATCTACGTCTGCGGGTACGGCTCGCCTGTCGCCGAGTGGGTGCTGACGGGTGCCATCGGCGCGGGGAAGACCTACTCCGCGCTTGTCGCGACTGCCTACAAGCTGTACATGCTGTCGTGCCTTCGGGAGCCGCAGGTATACTACGGACTCGCGAGCGGTACTGAGATCGCCTTCGGCTGCTTCAACGTCACGCTGCGCAACGCGGCGAGCATCGACTTCATCCAGATGCGGAGGTTCTTCGACGCGTCACCCTACTTCAAGGAAAGCTTCCCGCGCAAGAAGACGAAGGACACGCGCATTGAGTGGCCGCAGTCGAACCTCTTCGTGCAGGAGGGGTCGACCGAGATTCACGCGCTGGGTTCTAACCTGTTCTCCGTGCTCATCGACGAGATGAACTTCATGCGCAAGCTCCGCAACCTGCCGAAGGGTGAGGACGCGAAGGAGCGAGATCAGGCATACCAGCTCTACAACCACACCAGCCGCCGCATCAAGAGCCGCTTCGCGCAGCATGGCTGGTGTCCTGGGCTTGCATGCCTTGTCAGCTCGCGGCGCACGCAGTCGAGCTTCCTTGAGGAACACCTGCGCTCGATGAAGGGCAGCCCTGAGCTTCACGTCAGCGACTACTCGCTGTGGGACACGAAGGGGCGCGACAACTACTCACCAAAGAGCTTCCGCGTGGCGGTGGGCAACCGGTACCGTAGCAGTAAGCTGCTCGACCGCCATGACCTCAAGAGTGGCAAGCTAATCGAGACCTTGGAGCCGGCAGAGAATCAGCCTGTTGTCGAGGTGCCGATGGACTTCTACAGCGACTTCCATCGCGATATTGAGGGCGCGCTGCGCGACGTCGCCGGCATTCCGACCTTCGGCGAGTCGCCGCTGATCCATCGTCCTGAAAGCGTCTACGCGTGCATCGACAAGACTCGCCGTCATCCTTTCTCCGTTGAGCAGGCGACGCTGCCGCTCAACGATCCTGCGGCTGACCTCTTGCAGCTCATCAACTGGACCGCGCTCGTCTACATCGACAAGAGTGCATACCGCATGAAGCTGCGGGCCGCGGAGCCGCGTGTCATTCATGTTGACCTCGGGCTCACCGGCGACTCGGCGGGCATGGCGATGGGGCACCGCTTTGACTACTACACGTACACGAAGCACGACCCGATCACAGGTATGGTGGTCGAGGAGTTCCGTCCGAAGATATGGATGGACTTCATGTTGCGTATCGTGCCGACGTTTGGTACGCAGATCGACTTGACGAAGATTGTCGCCTTCATCCTCAACTTGCGCAACTTCGGTATCCCTCTCATCAAGGTGACGTTCGACGGGTGGGAAAGCGCGATGGCGGCGCAGATTCTGCAGAAGGCCGCGCAGGTACCTCGTGACTCCCGCCGGCAGGCGAACCGGAAAGACCCGCTCGCGGACATCGGTGGCTTCAGGGGTGCAGGTATTCTGTCAGTGGACCGGGACGACCGCCCGTACATGATGCTGCGCGACACCATGACATACAACGCGCTCAACATGTACGCGTACCCGCCGTTCATCGACGAGGTCATAGCGCTTCGTCACGATGTCGAGAAGCGCAAGGTCGACCATGAGCCTGGTAAGAGTAAGGACGTGTGTTTTGTTGGGGACACACGGGTACGACTACTTGATGGTTCGTCTCCAACACTGAAGGAGCTATCGCAGCGTGACGGACCGTTCTACGTCTACACGATTCGACATGGGCGTGTCAGCGTGGGGAAGGCAACGTCGGCTCGCAAGACGCGAGAGGTGGCACGCGTACTCCGTGTGACGCTTGACAACGGTCGCGACGTAGTCTGTACTCCGGATCACCTCTTCATGCTTCGGGACGGCAAGTACAACGAGGCACAGTACCTCCAAGCCGGGGACAGCCTCATGCCTCTCTACACGAGGATCAGAGGTGATGGTTCGCTACCTGGGTACGAAGAGTTCCTGCACGTTGACGATGAAAGCTGGGATTACGTTCATCGGATGGTGGGGCAATGGAAAGAGTCACGTGCGTACCCGCGACGAGGTATGGTGTGTCATCACGTAGCCGGTAAGCTCAACAACGATCCATGTTGTTTGGAGATCCTGACGATCCAAGAGCACGGAGATCGTCATCGGGCTGACATCCTGAAGAAGCGTGCAGACCCGGCATTCGAGGCGAAGCGTGTTGAGGGGTTGTCTCGGTACAATGAAGGAAATCGTGAGCGGCAGAGCGCGTTCATGAAATCGCTCAACGACCGACCGGAGTTCGCGGCAGCACGTGATGAGCGCGCTTCGGAGTTGGGCAAACGCACCGGTCCTGTGAATCTCACACGCTACAACAAGTCGGCAACTCATCGCGCGAAGGCGTCAGAGACCGGCAAGCGCACGATTCACTTTGCTATTGAAGCGTCGCGGGGACCGAGACCGCACTATCGAGGTAGTAGGAACCCGAACGCCCGCAAAGACATCACTGTTGACCGTATTCGCGAGGTGGCGAGTAGATCACAAGCGCAGCGCGAGGTACTTCGAGAGCTGAGTTGTTCTCAGAAGGTGCTCTATCGCGTGCTTCGTGAGGCGGGGCTGAGTTGGAAGCAGCTCAGTGTCGACGGGTGCAAAGGCGTAGCAGCTGCGGAGCGATGTCGGCAGCGGAAGCCGTGGTTAGCTCGCAAGCCGGGGAACCACACGGTTGTCTCGGTGGAAGAGGCCGGATACGAGGATGTGTATTGTATATCGGTTGAGGGTACGCGTAACTTCGCCCTTGACGCGGGGGTCTTTGTACACAATTGCGACGCGGTAGCTGGCGTGGTCTACAGCTTATCGACGCTCGACCTGCCCATCCGTACTATGACCCCCGACAAGATTTTCGAGGCGACGGAAGGTCTCCCGACTACGATAGAGGAGCAGGGGCTTCACGACATCGTCGGAACGGCCCTGAAGCGCGATCACATCGAAGGTATCGACCCACCTCCGCTGGGCATGCCCGCGTTGCCTGTGAAGCCGAAGCCGGGACGGTCTCTCAGTAGTGGGCAATCGAGCCTGATCCTACAGATGGCACGGTGGGGTAGAGGAGGGGAGTAGATGGCGATCATCGAGCGCGTCCGTGACGCGTACAGCACGCTTTTCGGCCTGAAGCGTGCGGCGCAGGCGCCGCAGACGAAGATCCCGCAGCGTGTCGGCTCTCCGCCCGACGTTGCAGCTGCGCTGATGGCTGCGTCACCTTCGTATGACTACTACCGTAACTACACCCACCTTGAGCCGCACCGTGAGCAGGTGTACACGGACATGGACGACATGTTCCAGTACGTCTTAGCCTCATCCTCGCTCGACGCCTACTGTGAGGATGCAACTCAGCCAGATTCAAAGAGCGACAAAGTCGTCTGGGTATCGTCGCCGAGTACGCGTGTGACGGTTGAGCTGACGCGGCTGTTCGAGATTCTGGAGCTTGATGACACGTGCTATGGGCTCATGTGGTCGCTCGCGAAGTACGGCGACCTCTTCGGGCTCGTGCAGTACGAGAAGGAGCGCGGGGTCTTCGATCTCTTGCCACTTGAGCCTCGCGTCGTTCACCGCATCGAGTCGGCAGGCCGATCGCTCATGGGCTTCGCCGTCGGTGAGGTGCAGGGGGCAGAGGCGGACATCGAGTCAGGTATGGAGCCGCAGCTACAGCCGTGGGATATCGTTCACTGGCGCATCCGCACGCAACGCCCGACGCACAAGTACGGCACCCCGTTCTTCTACAACGTACGCCTTATCTACAAGACGCTGAAGCTCATGGAAGAGCAGATGACGATCTACCGGATGAACCTTCACCCGGATCGCCTGATCTTCAAGATTTTCACTGGCAACTCGTCGCCTGACGAGTCGTTTCGGATCATCCGCAACTGGCGGAAGGCGATGGAGCGGATCATTTCGCTGAACCCGCAGGGGAGCGAGTTCCGCAGCGAGTACGCACCGTGGGCGATCGACCCTAACATCTACTGGCCCGTCGGCTTCAATGACAACTCCTCCGGCATCGACAAGTTCCCCGGCAGTGCGAACAGCGGCGATATATTCGACATCGAGTACGTGCGTGACCTGTTCTTCGCGGGTACGAGGGTGCCGAAGGGGTACATGGGGTTCGAGGACTCGCAGGGCTACCGCAGCGAAGACACGCTGTCGCAGCAGTCCGTGAAGTTCGCTCGCGGGGTCAAGCGTATCCGGCACTTCTTCCTCGCCGGAGTCGTGCGACTCTGCAAGATCCACTTGGAGCTGCGCGGCATCAACACGAAGAGCCCCGCCAACAGCTTCGAGCTACGGATGGCGCCTGTCAGCTACCTCGACGAGTCGCATAAGGCGGAGCTGTACGCAAAGCGTTTTGAGTCCGTCCGTTACATGATGGAGATTGGCGAGCAGATGGAGCAGGCATTCTCCATCAACAAGCAGGCGTGGGCCGCCTACGTGCTCAGCGAGTTCGCGGGCTTGGAGCCGGAGATGGTATCGAAGCTGCTCGTGCCGGTCGGCGACAAGAACAAGCCGGACCTGACCTTCACGCCGAGCGGCTCGCGGATGGTGTTCGAGGGCCTGTCAGCTGACGATCAGACAGCGCTGCGCGAGCGTATGGAGAGCGACCCGGAGCTGAAGTCTCTCGTAGAGAAGATCGTGCCGGTCGAGAGCCTCACCTCCGAGACGCGTATGAGATCCGACGGCAAGCCGGTCAGCCTTGGCAAGAGCCTCAAGCCTCGTGAGGAGGCGACGACGACTCGGATCATCGTTGCGTCTGGGGCGATGGAAGAGCAGGTTGCGCGAGAGCGGAAGACGCGCATGAAGACCGAGCTGCGGGCGCTTGCTGAGGAGGCGCAGAAGTCCGCGGCATGAGCGACTTTGCGACACGCTTTGCGGTACGTCTCGGCGTCAGCAGGGACACGGCGACTCGTGTCCTGTCGACGCTCTCGGCGGAGGCACGGGAGGCGTTGCACGACGGCACAGAGGTCCGCCTCCCCGGGCTCGGTGCCATCTATGCCGCGAAGCAACCAGCCCGTGAGCATGTCGACCGCTTCCGCCTCGGGCAGGGGGTGCGCGTCGTCCGCAAGATCCCGCCTCGTCTCACGCCACGGTTTCGCGCCTCCCGCTACCTCCGCAACTTCCTGCAGGGAGAAGACCACCGCAAGCTCTCCGAGCGAGAGCGGGGGCACCGTCAACCGCCTGGTGTGCTGGAGTTGGACAGCGTCGCCGGCATCGACCTCTCGCGCTGTTTGTGGTCGCGCGTCATCCTCTACCACGGACGCAAGCGGCTGGAGGGCTCCTGGGAGGTGCATTTCCGCGACCCGCACGTTGTCTTCCTGCGTTCGTGTGGGCGATGCATTATCGAGCATGTAGCGGTGCTGGCGATTACAGAGGGATGGTGCTACACCATCGAAGGCAGCTCATACAGGTGGCGGAAGTATGGTTCTTCTCGTTGACGAGGTCATCGTTGAGCTTGACGAGCAGGACATCAACGACATCCAGCTGCACCTCGTCGAGTCGAAGAGCCTGACCGACTTCGACGCCTCGAAGTCCGGCTTCGTTCAGCGTGCGCTGAGCAAGGTCGTCACCGGCGCGGCGAAGGCGGCGAAGTGGGTTGTCGGCGGGCTTGGCAAGCTCTTCAGGCGCACACGCAAGGCGAAGACACAGGTTGCGAACCAGCAGGTTCAGCATCAGTCGATGACGATGCAGGACAAGCTCGCCCGGGAGATCAAGCGTTTCCAGAAGGGCGAGCACACGGCGATGCGGTTGCATCAGAATGCGATACGTCTCGTGAAGGGCGCGCATGAGGCGATGTTCAAGGTCGGCGTCGAGTCGGCCGGCACGGAGGCAATCACCGGGAAGCTGCGCATCGGCAGGCGCGAGAAGGCATGGCTGCAGAGTGCCGTTGAGGAGGAGCTGCGGTACCTCCGCGTGTTCCTTCGCAAGGTGATAGCCGGCAAGGCATCAGAGAAGGAGATCGCGAAGCGCATCAACGCGTACGTCGCGACACTGAAGCACATCTACTACTCCGGGCGGATCGTTGGCAGCCCGGACCATATGATCGTCGACTGGGTGACAGCGATGGACCGTAAGGTCTGCGCCTCGTGTCGTTTCCTGCAGGGCTGGTCTCCGTACTCGCGCATGACGCTCCCGACGACACCCCGGGCCGGACAGACCATCTGTCGGTACAACTGTCGCTGTCGGCTGGTCATGCGGCCTGCCCTTCCCGACGACCTGAAGAAGGTCGAGAGGCGGCAGCAGCCGAAGGGTTGGTACAGGAACCGCCTCGAAGCTCTGATGAAACGCGGAAAATAGTGCGGCATCGCCCCCTCCTGGCCGATTAGACATGTAGACACGATAGGCAGGAACGCAGGGAGACGACGGATGCAGGGTGTCCGTGAGGGCGTAACCGCGGAAGCTCTCGACTTCTTCGGCGGCGACCGCTTTACCATGAACGCGAATGTGTGGTTCGACAAGTACGCGCTTCAGGGGGACGGTAACGCTCCGACCGAGAAGACGCCGCAGGAGAGCTGTGAGCGCTGGGCGGATGCCATCGGACTTGGGTTCGAGGAGGGGAGCTACGGGCGGCAGGCACTGCGAGAGCGCAAGCTGTGCCCGGCTGGGCGCATCATGTACGGGCTCGGGAATCCGCACTTCCGCGCGAGCCTGCGCAACTGCTACTTCATTCCGATCACGGAAGACAGTCTCGACGGCATCTTCAAGTTCGCATACGAGATGAGCCGCACTTACAGCTATGGCGGGGGCGTCGGCTCGGACATCGGCACGCTCCGCCCGGCGCAGGCGAAGGTCGCCAACTGCGCGCGGGTGTCGAGCGGGGCGGTGAGCTATCTCGACGTGTTCTCTCAGGTGACGGGTACGGTGGGGCAGCACGGGCGCCGCGGGGCCGCCATGTTCACCATTCCCGTTGACCACCCTGATGTCGAGCGCTTTCTCAGCTGTAAGGACGACGTGCGGCCGGAGTGGATTGCGGCAGCGCTTGCTGTTGACAGTGGTCAGCGTGACAAGCCGGACGGCTTTGGGAGCTGGATCGGCGAGCGTCGGCGTGTCCGCTACGCGAACATCTCCGTCAAGGTGTCAGATCCGTTCATGGCAGCGGTCGAGCTGGGCACTGGGTTCGACCTGATCTTCCGCAACGAATCGAAGGGTGGCACTGAGGTCGTCAGCCGGCGTATTCAGGCCCGCGACCTGTGGAACGAGATGACACGCCGCGCACACGCCTCTGCCGAGCCGGGCATCCTCTTCTGGGACACCATCTGTCGGGAGAGCCCGAGCAACTACTACGACGAGAAGTGGCACGTCAAAGGTGTTAACCCTTGCGGGGAGCAGCCGCTTGAGGCCTATGGCTACTGCTGCCTCGGTCATGTGAACCTCGCGCGCCACGTCATCGATCCGTTCACGCCGCAGGCGAGGATCGACTGGGAGGGGTTGGAGCAGACGACGCGCGCGGCGGTGCGCTTCCTCAACCGCATCAACGAGATCGAGGATGAGGAGGAGCGCTACCCGCTGCCGGAGATGAAGGCGCGCGGCTTGATGCTCAACCGTATCGGCGTCGGCATCCTCGGGCTTGCGGATCTGTTCATCCGCCTCGGGCTCATCTACGGGTCGCCTGCGTCGATCGAGGTCGTGGAAACCATCGCGCGCCGCATGCTCGACTGGGAGTACAGCGAGAGCGCGCGGATCTCCTATGAAGACGGCCCCTTCTGCGAGTATGACTGGGAGAAGCATCAGCACGTTCCCATCATCAGTCGTCTCTCGGAGTCGGTGCGGGCGGAGATCCAGAAATACGGTCTACGCAATGTCGCGCTCAACACGGTGGCGCCGACGGGCACGGTCGCGGTGTGGGCGCAGACGAGCAGCGGCATCGAGCCGTTCTTCGCCTTCCAGTACCGGCGCAAGGTCTACAACGCCACCTCCGGGACCGGGGAGGTCTACACGGCGTACGAGCCGGTCGTCGAGGCTTGGGCAGCTGCGAACGGCGTCGAGCTGACAGACGACACGGTGCTACCCGATTACTTCGTGGGCGCCTATGAGATCAACTGGAAGGACCGCGTAGCGCTGCAGGCTGCGGTCCAGACGTACATCGACGCGTCCATCAGCTCGACGATCAACCTCCCGCGGGACACGCCGGAGAGCGTGACGCGTGAGCTGTACGCGACAGCCTACAAGTCGGGCTGCAAAGGCATTACCGTCTACCGCGAGGGTAGCCGTGACGAGGTTCTATCGCGCGAGCTGGAGAAGAAGCCGACTGCGAAGCCGGGGCGGGTAGAACCTACGCCGATCTTCGACCGCCTACCCCCTGTCATCGACGCCAAACGCATCGCCTTCCGCGATGCGGAGCACAACCGTGTGCTCCTGTCGATCGGGCTGAGCGACGACGATCAGATGCCGATCGAGGTGTCGGTGTCACACTCGAAGACAGAGCCGATGCTCGACTCCTACGCGAAGGCTTTGGGCATCCTCACATCGGTGGCCTTGCAACATGGGCTCACGCCGGAGCGGCTTGCGCGTAGTCTGCGTGGCATACAGTCCGGGTTTGTGCAGCGTGTCTGGCTCCACAAAGAAGACGTCAGGCCGACGCTTGTCACGTCGGTGCCGGACGCCATCGCGGTGGCTCTGCAGCGGTACGGGACCGCCGCGCAGACGCCGGACGGGTGGGTTGACATCGAGGGCGCGGAGCTGTGTCCATGTGACAAGAAGCTTCGCTCGTGGGTTAAGGAAAGCGGATGTTGGGTGTGTAAGGCGTGCGCAGCATCTTTGTGCGAGGGTTGAGGTACATGACTGACGGCAGACTCGTTCTTCCGCCGCACGTTGTACGTGAGCGGCAGGAGAATATCATCGACCTCGAACAGATCAAGAGGGCCGCGAAGGCTGCTACCGACGGGCCACACAGGAGATCGGTGCCGCGGACCGCTGAGGAATCTGAGCAGGCGCTGAAGAACTATGCCGAGGCGCTTGCTGCGATGCTCGACCGCTTTGGCACGTGCGTCAAGAAGAAACGCAACCCGACCGCTGCGGACATCTACATGTTCGCGGAGTCGTTGTCGAGCTTTGTGAGCTTGCACATCGCGATGCTTCAGGTTCAGGCCCAGAATGTCGATCGCGCTCGCGTGAACCTCGCCCTTCACCTTCGTGGCTACGGGCGCGCGCTTATGAAAAAGGGGCTCGTCACTGACGAAGAGCTGGATAGTGCGATGAAGGAGCTGGCGGATCGGGGGAAAGTTCAGCCTGCTGACAGCGGCGAAGCGCAGGCGCCTTCTTGACATAAGGCGCCCCGCAGTGTTCAATTCTTGAAACGGAGGCCCGCAGGAAGGACTCGAAATGACGAAGCGCTTGATAGAGGCGAGCGACGAGCATCGCAAGCTACTCAACAAGAGGGTGTGCTATGAGGTGCGTCACGGGAGGAGCCCGAGCGTCATCGTCGGAAAGCTGCTGGCAGTCGTTCCGCCGGAGGTGCCTCTCACCGACTTCGTGCCTTCGGGTGTGACCGGCTACCGCATCCGTAGTCCGATCGTTTCGCGGTTCGCGCGCTTCCTATTGCAGGCTGACGCACCGAACGGACAGCGGCTCTCGTTCTACTATGCGCCATCGCTCAGCGCAGACATTCGCTCTCTGAAGGCCCGCGAGATGCGGAAGCCGGTGGAGGTCAAGAAGTGCTTGACAGCGCTTAGGCGCAAGATGAAATGCGCTCAGAAGAGCGCCGACAAAATCAAGCTCAAGAAGGCTCTTGACCGTCTCCACAAGGCTGAGGACAAGGCTGCGGACAAGGCGGGTGTGGCGCTCGACCGCCTGAAGCGTGTGCAGGCATCCATTCGCGACGTGAAGAAGCTTGTCGTATCGTGCAAGAAGGCAGCGCTGCCGGGAGAGCTGAAAGTGGCCGAGACACGACTCGAAACTCTCAACTCGCGACTCGCGCGCGCGAAGGAGACGTTGAGCGAGGTTCGTGTGTGCAGCCGCGTCGGCATCCGTGCGGCGCAGAAGGTGGTCAAAAAGCTCAGTGCCTAACCCGCTCAAGGTTCACTGCGCGCATTGCCGGACGCCGCTTTTCTGGTACGTGGGCGACGTTCAACCAGGTGCACAGATACTGAGTAGCGACTTCCGCCAGATCACGCCGGGTGTCAACATTCCCCGATCGGGGGAGCCGATGACGTGCTACAAGTGCAGAAAGCCGTTCTATATGGTGCGCACGAACGGCGCGCTTGTCCTGCTCACGAACAAGGGGTTCATCCCGAGACCGCCGCAGGGAAAGCGAGACCACCCTACAATGGCAGGGTTGGGAGTCGTCGAACCTTCACGTACGGAGTACGCAGATGCTGCAAGTGACCGTGAAACGGCATCGGACGGACCACACGCCGTCGGGTGATCCTGTCTACGAGGTGATCCTGCAGGATCCGGCGCCGGTGGCCGGACGTCCGCTCAACTTGCTCTTCGCCGCAACGTACCCCGGGCTTGAGGCGCTTCACCGTGCGCTCGACCCGATTGTGCGCGGTGTGACGGATCAGGTGGTTGCGAAGGAGATCGAGGGCAAGCGTCCGCCGCTGCAGAGGGAGGGCAAGGCGTGAAGGTTGAGTTCCTCGGACCGACGCCGGGAGGGCATTCGGAGGAGGTTCGGTATGTTCTTCGTGCCGAGACTCCGGTCGAGCTACGCTTTCTGACGATCCTGCGTGACGTGGGAGAGAACTCGTACACGCACATCCGTGTCGCAGGGCACGAGAAGCTGGGGAGGCAGAGTCAGGGACTCCCGCAGGATCCCGTGGCTGCGCTTGCGTTGCAGGTGGTGAAGAAGCCGGCCTCTCCGACGATGAAGGTCGACAACGTGCTCGACCCGAACCTGGCATCGCGACCGCTGATGGTTGCCCCGCCCGGTCGCGGCAGGCTGCAGTCCAGCTCCCAGGTGCGGCACACGGGCGTGACAGCTGGCGTCAAGTCGATCATGAGCCCGACTGTAGTGACGAACGAGGGGAGAGCGGCGCAGGCTGGATTCGTCATTCAGAAGGGGAAGAGGAAGGGGGAGTGACGCTGCTGCCGATCAAGGGCAGTTGGCTTTTTCTGAAGGAGCCGGAGCGGGAAGCTCCGGCTCCGGCCGATTAGTAGGGTAGGAGGTGTGCGTGTTCATCCTCGGTGTCGACATTGAGACGAGCGGAGAGGTCGAGGGGACGGAGTCTCTGGTGCCTGAGGTGTTGGAGCTTGGGCTCGTGCTCTACGACACGGAGACCGATGAGGTCGTCAACCAGGTCGGCCGCATCTACAACGTGCAGCGTTGGGGAGCAGATGCGGCGGCTGTTCACCGTATACCGAAGGGGTGGGCCGACGCCGCCATCGACAGCGTGGACGCGTGGAACCCCTGCGATGTTGTCAACGCGCGCCTCGCACGCTACGCGGTTGCACATGGTGCCATCTTCGACGCCCCGGTCGTGAAGCTGATGTGGCCGGGCCTCGCGAAGCTCTCGTGGCTTTGCACGTGCGACGACTTGGAGCACGAAGACGTCATCGGCAAGGTGCGATCTCGTAGGCTTGGGCACCTCATGCACGACTACGGTATTCCGTACCCCGAGCGCCCGCATCGCGCGGTGCCTGACGCGCTCGCGTGCTGTCGCATCGCTGCCAAGCATGACCTCGACGCCGCGTATCGGCACAAGCTGCTACCGAAGTACGAGCTGCGTGTCTTTCCCAAGGGCTTCAACAAGGCGCTTGGGGACCAGCTGCGGGACACGGATTGGCGCTACTGCGGATCGCAGCGTGAAGGCGTGAAATGGCCGGGCGGGTTCGAGCGCTGCTACTACCAGACGCGGCTGACCGGCGAGGAGGTTACGGAGCTGATGAAGCCGATAGTCACGCCCGCGCTGTCGGTATGGCGCTCCGAGTGGGTGGAGCTGGACAAGCCGGGATATTGAGCCTGTGGGATGGCGTGGTAATCCCAATACGGGGGACGATGTGGCGAGCGAAGCGATCAACGAGATCATGAAGGCTGTCGAGCAGTTTCTCAGCGACGGCATGTATGGGCCGGAGAAGTGCAGGCTGTTCGGCAAGCTGATCGACGACGAGAAGACGCTGGCGATGCTGTTTGTCATCGACACCCTACGCGCGGTCGACGACGACGACGAAGGTCTCGCGGACGTGCTCGTGTGCTTCGTCCACGAGATGGCTGAGAAGCTGCTGCACAAGGCAGTTCAGGGCTACAACGGGTGGAGCGCGGAGTCATCCTCTTCGTTGCGCCAGAGCATTGCTGCGCACCTTCTGAAGGGCGATCCGGTCGACGTCGCGAACATCGCGATGTTCTGGTACGAGCGGCAGAAGCAATTCACGGTGATAGACAACGATAAGCCGGACGACAGGCTGATTCAGGATTCCTTCGCTCACCTCCGTGCGGGTGGCGACATTGAGACGGCCTACAGAGCGCTTGACGCACGGTTCACCGTGCTTCGCGAAGAGCTGCGGAGACTCCGCGGTCAGGTAGGGGGGTAGCATGCCGGAAGACAACATGGTCGAGAAGAAATGCAAGCGTACGGACTGGTGGACGCCCCCGAACATCGTCGACAATGTGCGCTCGTTCTTCATCAACATCGGCTTCAGTGGCATCAACCTCGACCCGGCGACGTGTAAAGAGAATCCGTGCGGTGCA